AGGTGGTGATTTTTTGTGGAGGATTAAATAGTAGTATAGCAGATGCTAACGGCACAGTCAAGGATGTTGTTCGCTCAGAATTTTTGCCGTTTCATATGGGCAGATTGGGGAATCTCCAAACAACTAAATTGAATCTGCTATCCTACTAATGGATTCCCATTGGCATCAGTAAGTACAGGGCGATTCATAATGCCTTCACGCATAGCACGGGCCTGTTGTGCCAAAACTTTGTATTCCTCTGTAATTTCGCCATCTCTAATAAAACCACGCAGGATCATATTTACAAGACTAAAGATATCTTGTTCTGTTTGACCTTCTGCTTCTAAAGCCAAAACTACATCTTCTAATACGTGAACTAAACTTTTGTGTTGAGTCATTTCAATCTCCATTCAATAAAAAGGAAGCCCCAATCCAATGACGTAGATTGAGGCTTAAGGAATGTGGGGCAGAAACATATATAAGGAAATACACCAATGGCATTAGGAGTATTAAAGGATAACAAACCCCCGCCCCACACGATTATTTAGCACGTGGTTTGCGACCACGTTTTCGCTTTTCGTATGGTGGACAAGGTAACCAAGTGTAACCGTGTCTAAATCCCCATTGTTTACGATTTGCTTTGGTTATTGTTATGCCTAACTGTTCTGCTATTTCTGTAGCGGTGGCTGTACGCATCCATTGAATATGTTCTTCGCTATATTTGTATACTCTGTTTTGTTTATGATTGTAACTGCCGCGTATGGTACCTGGTTTGCATCCACCTTTAATACCAGCCTTTTTCATAGCATCTAATTTTTCACGTTGCGTTCCTTCTTCCAAGTGATTTGGATTAACGCATAACTTGTTGTGGCAAGTGTGATTGACATTGCGTTTGATAGGCAAGCGATTATTGGCAATCATAAATGCCAATCTGTGTGTGGTCATCATTCCACCTGATGTATTTTTTTGACCACTTGCTGGAAGTCCTGTTATGGGGTCTATGCGACGAAAACCAATAAAACCATAACCAATATTGCTTTGAACGCCAGTCCAATTAATGCAACCATTGGCCTGTGGTTCTTGTTGTTTGTTAAACAATTCTAAATTTACATAACGGTCCACTACAAGATCTGTTAGTTTTTGTCTGCGATCTGCCATTTGACGTCCTTATTCTATATGTTTTTATTTACCTGTATAAATAAAAGTATATAGGAATTGATTTGAATGGACAAATATAAAATATCACCCAATGATACCTGGACTTGGTCCAAAGCAGGTCATTTAGATGTTGAAGATATCTTGGACTTGGTAGCGGCCAATTATGAATTAGAATTAGACGCAATACTTGTGCCTAATCGTCCACGTATGGCATATCATTTACATAAATCTATTTTACAACAAATCTTTGAACAACATCAGGTTCTAATTACCCAAGCAAGAGATAAAACAACAAATAAATTATTGGCCTGGGCTTGGCTTGAACGTGGCAAGTACACAGTATATGCTGTAGAAGAATTGGCCACAGCAGAATTTATACACGTGGACTTGACAGCAACCGCAAGACAGCGTATAACATTAATAGCACAGGTATTAGAACAATGGATTGAATGGTGTAAAGTCTGGCATATTCCTGTATTGACCAGTAGTAGTATTAGAGATGATCAACGGGCCTTTATGCGTTTACACGAACAGTTTGGTTTTTTAGTTAGAGGCAGTATTGCATATAAAAGGATAGTATGGGACCAACAGGACCAATAGGACCAGGGCAAGCATATCTAATGGGAGCCAACGCAACAGGTGCATTTGGTGCAGGTGGATTTGATAGTGGTCCAGCACAGTGGGTTATAAATGGCAAAGCAATGACATTTGAAGAATTTATAGATGTTTTATATCCTATAGATTGCCCTGAAAAAACTATGATGATTTTAAAATTAAAAGGAGATTGAAATGAGTATAGAAGCGGCAAACAAAAATTATATTATTGAAGCATTGGGACACGAAAATAATACAACTACTACAGGTGGTATCATTATTCAACATAATGATCAAACAGAATTGGCACAGATTGTTAGTGTTGGTCCAGACATTGAAAAAAATCCAATTCCAGTTGGAACTAAAGTTATTGTAAATTGGTCAGGTGTTGTACAAGTTAAGGTTGGTAGCAAAAAAGCCTATGTAATACACGCTGATAACATTTTAGGTATTGTCACAGATGAATCTTGAATTATATGACATCCGTATAACAATGGATCCTGATTATCCAGACAAAGTAGAAATTGAAATGCTTGAAAATGGTGTTGGTGTAGAGGGCGGTCAATTTGACCTGGCTGGTCTAATTAACGCTATTAAACGGTTTTACAACGAAAACTATTAATTAGTTTTTCTTGTTATGATATTTTTGATATCTAAACACAGCATTTCTAAACGCATTAAACGTTCATCAATGCTGTCTATTTTCTTTTCTAATTCATCATAGCGATTACCACATTCGCGTATGTGATCTTCTAATTTGTATAGTTCTGCAACTCTAGCCACGGCGACCTCTGTCAGTATGACGTCCTTCAATTTCTAACGTGGCTTCAATCTTCCAACAGAATGTAGCAATCTTTTGAATATGATCTGCGGCCATATTGCACACATCTGGATAGTTGGCCGCTTGACCTGCTTCATCCATTTCGTGATATAGATCAATCATCTTATATAAATTATCCAATGTATCCATTAACATACCATCAGCATCCATTGGCGGCATTAGATCAACAATCGCACTTAAAGTCATAATGCCATCAATGGTTTCTGGCACACGACCTACACCACAGGCCTGTATTTCTTCACCTAGGACATCTACGTTGTTTTCCAAATACTGATAGACGTGTTTTAGCAATTTATGATCACTCATAAAGTTGCGTCCACGAACATTCATATGACTTGCGTGAGCACGTTGATACGCTACAAAATTGCTGGCATAAACTCGCTCTAATACGTCGTGTAAATTCTGTAAACTCATTTCAGTTCCTTATTAATATTGTTGATTATAACGTGCTAATTCAAACTCAGTCCAAGGACGTCCTGTTTGTGGATTAATTTCACTGCCACGTAATGGACCTGCCTGTGGAAAATGTGCACCATAATTTTGGCCCACATTGCCTGGAGTCACAGCGGCCGCAACACCAGCGGCACCACGTGCTACTGGAGCATAACGTCCTGCTAATTGTGTTACACGTTGAATAAAGTTAGCGGCTGTTGGTGGTTCTGGCGGAGCACTTGGATGTGGTTTTGCCAATGCTTCATCCCACGCTGGATTAGCACCACCTGTAAATCCTTGTGAAGGAGGAACTGGATTATTAGCACCAGGTACACCACCTCTAAACACTTGACCATTAGGACCTCTTTGCGTAGCATTAGGATTTGCTTGCTGAACAGCACGTATGATAGGATCAACTGCTAATTTTTTAAGACCATAACCAGCACCAGCAATTTCAGCACCTTTAATAGCCAGGTCTGCGGCTGGACCACCTAATGCCGCGGCACCTGCTTGTGCTGTACCAACATTGGCTTCGTGATGTTTATTTTGTTCTGGAGCCTCTAATGGTTTTTGAATGCCACGCATCTCATCAAGATGACTTTGAATTTCTTCATCTGTATAACCAGCGGCCTTGGCTTCTGCTATTTTGGCTTGTAATTGTTGTTCATCCATTATTGTTTTGCCTTGTTACCAAAAATTTCATTTAATGGTTTAGTCTTCTTCCACGATTCTGTGTTAGGATCATATTCTGGAATTGGGAACTTCTTATAACCTTCTTTAACAGCGGCTGTTGTAGCACCGTGTTGAGCAATCCATTCAGCACGTTGTTTTGCAATATCAGCATACATAGTTGTAAGATTGGCTTGTTCTTTACGCCAAGCCTTGTCCATTTGTGCGGCATTGCCAAAGTTTTGACTTGCGGCCCAATCCATCTTAGCACGTGCCAAATCACCAGTAAATTGACTTTGTGCCATTGCATTGTAAGCACCAAGTGCAGGAACTTTAGTAATGTCAACGTTGGCTTCTTTGTTAGCCTTTTGTTCGCTATCACTGATACTACCAGGACCTGAGTTCTGTTTAAGACTTGCGGCATTAATACGTTGGTTAGCAATATTGTATTCTGCCAATGCTGATTTCTCTTGAGGGCTTAAATCCAATTGTGCTAAACGATTAGCAACTTCTGCTTCAGGTTTAAATTGTCCACCAATGATATCACGTATAATAGAATACTTTTGATCACCTGTGCCTTCAGCGGCAGCGTTATATAAACCAAATAATCTATCACTGTTGATACCAGGACGATCAAAAATAGCAAATTGTTGTTTACGTGTATTACTTACAATATCACCAGCACGTGCTTCTTCACGGTATTCAGTATCAATAACTTTGTCAACACCTTCACCACGTTTAGCACCACGTTCACTTTGTATTTTTTGTTGATACACTGGCATATTGCCTTGTGCACCTGGTTGTGGAACACCTACAGCAACTGTAGGACTTTGATATCCAACTGCGGCTGGTTGTTGTGGTTGAACCTGTGGTCTTGCTTGTGGTGCAATTGGTCCACCTTGTGGCATTGTTCCGCCAGTTTGACCAGCAACTGTTTGTTCAACTGCACCAGGAACAACAGGAGCATTACCTGCCGCTGGAGCATTAAGAGTAGAACCTGGACGCGGTGCCATTGGTTGATTTGTATAACCTTGAGCGGCCTGCGTACCTTGTTGTCCTGCACCACGTGTTTGATAAGCACGTTCAGCACCAACTTCAATAGTACCACCAACACCTAATGGAGTTAACTTATTAAGTATTTCTGGATTAGTTTCTGGCATTTGTGTTGCTGTGTTAATAAACTGTGCTTGTCCATTGATACGACGCATAGCATAACGAGCACCACTTGTGCTGGTTGGATCAGCATAGATCTGTGTACCAACTTCAGCGTTCTTTAGATTACCAACTGTGTTTAATAGTTGCTGACCTGTTAATTCACCTTCAGCATTGTAGCCTTTAACTGGAGCACCTTGACCATTGTACTTGACCCAACTTGGTTTGCCATCAACCATAGTTTGTGCCCATTGATCACCAGCACCTAATTTTTGTTGTTCATTTTTGGCCAAGTCGTGTAGACCTAAACGCTGGAACAAATAAGCCTTTAAATAAGAACCTTCTTCGCCTTCTTCTTTAAGAGCACGTTGTAGACCAACACCACCATCCATAACAATCTTTTGTGCTTTTTTCTCTGCTTCTTTTTGTAATTTGTTTTGTTCTAACAATGTAGCGTGTTGATCAGCATAGGCTTTTTTGGTTGCTGGATCAATAAGATGATCACCAGCGTATGTGCCCATACCTAAAGCATTGACATCGCCTGAGTTTAATACAATGTGATGAATAGCCTGCTCTTCTGGAGTCATTCCAATATCGCTGCCTGCTGTACCAGCAATTAGTGGAGCAATTTTTTTCTTAGTCTTTTCGCCTTCTGGCATTACTTTAGCAAGATAATCTTGTGTTTCTTTTGGAATATAATCTTTCCACGTACCACCTTTTAAATCTGCTGTTTGCATAGCCTTTTCAATAGTACCAGGACCAGCATTGTAAGCGGCCGCGGCCTTTTCAGGATCTTGACCAAACTTGTTGTACATACCTTCAAAGTAACGTTGACCAAATTGCAAGTTACCTTGTGGTGTTGCTAATTCTTGTGGCGTTGCTGGAGCAATGCCATAACCAGGTTGTGCCGCTGTTGAAGGCATTACTTGAGCAATGCCAACAGCACCTTTAGGGCTGGTTAAAACTTGTCCATTAGGACCAAATTGCTGACCACCTGATTCTTGTTGTATTATACGACCAAATACACCTTGTGGTGCTTGTGGTGGAGTATATTGTCCTGGTTGTGGTTGTGCAGGTGGTGCAACTGGACCTTGTGCTTGTGGCACAGATGCAGGAGCATTACCAGCCTGTGTAGCATTTTGAAATGGTTGTGTTCCAGGAACAGGTTGTTGTACAGGTGGTTGTTGCTGTGCGGCCATAGCGGCTTGATAACTTTGTGGCATAGCAGGAGCAACTGGTTGAACAGGTTGTGCTGTGGCCTCAGGAGTGCTGTCAGCACCAACTTTTTGTTTATGCGTAACTTCAGCACTACCATCTTCATTATAACTAATAGTTGTGCTTTGAGGTTTTACATTAGCCTGCGGATTATTATTATTGCTGGCAAGTTGATTACCAAAATAGTTGGCAAGAAAATCGCCAGTGCTACTTGGATTACTACCCATTTGATTGCCAATGTATTGAGTGAAAATTCCCATTCTGGATCCTTATAGCGAAATGCCAGCGTTAGTGTTATTACCTTGTTGTCCAGTAGATTGAGTCATACCAGTAGTACCAGCAAAGTTTGGATTGGCCTGATTTGTTTGACCCATTGAATTAATAAGGTTAATGTATTGTTGTAAATTATTCATTGGTGCTTGTGCGGCTGTTAAACCAGTTTGAGCACCTTGTAAACCAAGTTGTCCACCACTGATGCCAAGACTTCCCAGACCTTGACCTGCTTGTAATTGTTGATTTGTAATATTGTTTAATATGCTTCCAACAGCCTGTTGTTGATTTAACATATTTTGACCTGCCAATTGTTGACCAGCCAATGCCTGACGTGCAGATCCTAATTGTCCTGCACCACCAAAGCCAGCACCTTGTGCGGCTAAATTTTGTGCGTATTGTTGTTGTGCTGGAATCATTGCGGCATTAATTTCTGCTTGTTGATAAGCAGGACTTGAAATGTTGCTTAAAGCATTGATACCTGTTGAATAAGCACCTGCACCACCTTGTCCCATATTTTGACTAATTGCATTGCCAGTTTGTGCTAAATTAGTTGCGGCTTGATTTACGCCACCAGCACTTTGATTATATAAGTCAGTTGCAGAGCCAAGTGCTCCACCAAGTGCATTCATAACACCTGTGCCTAATTGGGCTTGATTACCTAAATATTGGCTTTGTGTGCCACTTATCACTGGGGAAGAAGTAGTGGTTCCACTACTACTTGTTTTACCCTGATTATAACTCATAATTCTTATCCTTGTCTATTATGTATTTAACTCGTTTACCAGTCACCGCCAAAGTCGCCGCCGCCAAAATCAAATCCACCACCACCTGAATCCCAAGAACTGGTGTCAAATGTTGGTTGACTATAATCATATGTTGGTTGACTATAATCATATATTGGTGCAACAGGTGTAGTATCAAACCAATTGCCAGTGTCTTGACCACCAGTATAATCAGTAGGACTTGGTTGTGCTATTGTTCCAGCAAGCGGATCATATCCTAATTCTGCATTAGTTGGTCCTGCTAATTCGCCATTACTATAATCAGCATAATTTGATTGATCTATTGGATTACCACTTTGATCAGTTTGTTGACCATATTGATTACCAGATGATCCTCCAAAAGAAGATTGTTGTGGCAATCGCATACCTGGAGGAGCATTTGAATGAGCAGGCATACCTACTCTTTGTGTCATTACAGGTTGCTGTGGTTGTTGTTGAGGTTGTTGCATCCAACTTGGTGCCTGTGTTGTAATTGGACGCATTGTTGGCATTTGTCCCATCTGTGGCATTTGTGGTTGTGTGCCGCCTGACATACCACCAAGACCTTGTGCAATGCTTTGTGCTATACCAGTTCCTGTAGATTGATGTGGTGTTGTAGGTGCGATAGGATTTGTTGTGTGTTGTGTTGATCCACCATTCCAATTTGAACCAAATAAGAAACTCATTAGGTCATTAGAACTTCCTCCTGTTGCCCCTGTTGCTCCTGTCGCTGATCCGCCGCTTTTACCTTGACTCATAATTATCCACCAATTAAAGAATTAACTTGCGACATTGACAACGGTGCACCAAAAGCATTATTGTTAGTAAATGGTTTATTGCTAATGCGACTTTGATCATTAGGAACATTACCAGGAAAACTTGGACCAGGTGCAATTGGACTACTTGGCATAGCACCACCCATAGAAGGCATTTGGTTAAGTGCTGGCATACTTGGCATAGTTGGCATTAAATTAGTAGGATTAATAGTTTGTATACTACCTGGAGATGGTAATTGTCCTAAATTAGTTGGCATTGGACTAGGAGCGGTTGTTGGTTGTCCCATTGCATAACCTGGATTGGTTCCAGGGTTAGCCAATTTATTAAATGATAAATTACCTGCGGCAATGTCAGCCGCGTGTGCAGGAGTAACTGCACTTGTACCGCTATTACTTGATTTATTACCTAATAAATTACTTAACAAATAACCAGCACCAGCACCAGCGGCTAACATACCTAAGGTACCTAATAAGCCACTACCACCGCCACTGCTATTATCTGTAGAACCATTGCCTAATAAATTACTTAATAAACCTTTGTTTTGTTGTTGACCTTGTTGCTGACCTTGTTGTTGGCCAGGTTGCATTTGTCTTTGTCCTTGTTGCCCAGGTGGAATTGGATTACCATTAACATCTAAAGGATTGCCATTGGCATCATATCCACCTGGTGTAATAGTATCATTTTGATTTGATGTAGTTTGATAATTATTTGCATTACCAATAACATTACCATTGCTATCAATTAAATTTCCATTGCTATCATAGTTTACTGGTTGACCAGTACTGTCAACTTGATTGCCATAAACATCACTATAACCAGTTGGTGAACCTGGATCAGGATAAACTTGGGAACTGGTGCTATAACCATAGCCATTATCATATCCATCACTTGATGAACCATCACTTGATGAATTATCCCAAGTTGGTGCAATAGGAGTTGCATCGCCCCAATTTGTACCAGGATCGCTTATAGTAACAGAACTTCCGTCTCCGCTACTATCTCCAAATAAATTGTTAAAAAAATCACCCATAGTTTTCTCTTTCGCTATCTATATTTACCCAATTACAGCCACGAGGGTTTAGTAGGCCATTCAACTGTGGTTGGAAAGCCTGCTTGGTTGGGTACATCTAATAATGCTTGTCTATATGCTGTTGCTTCTGCTTGTTGTTCTGAGGTCAATGTAGGCCACCAAATTGGATTCAATTGATCAACAGTTTGATTTAATAACAAATCTCTGTATCTTCTTACTGAATTGCCAGATGCAACTAAATCATTGACCCAGGTTTTTGTTGTCCAATCAAATATGTATTCTTGTAAAAAATCTGTAGGTTTTTGCGGAATACGAACAGGTTGATTATTATCTATATAATATTTTTTGCCATCATATGTTCCTTCAATATATGAATCTGTAGAAGGAATCTGTGATGAATCACTTGCTGATATTGTAGCAATAATTTGACCAGTAGAGGGATCGTATAATGTATAGTTCATCGTTTAATTTGTTGTACAGATAAGGTACGACCTTGGTCTACCAAATAAGTAGGGTTATATGGTGCTGGTGATCCTGGTAACCAGAATTGCGTTAAAAAGAATTGATAGGTACCCGCTTGATTATATGGTCCCAATTGCCAGTTGCTTAATTGTAATTGTGGTAATTGATATAAGTTTATATAAAAATTTACCCAATTGGTAAAGGCTTGATCATATCCAACACTATCAGTTGTGCCATCTGGTAATACTACTTGAATATAAAAACCAGCATAATATGTAGCAACCGCTCCTGGACCTGTAGCATTATTAAACAATAAAGCAGGTCCTGTACTTGCAGATACTAAAAATGTAGAAGTACTTGCGGTAACTCCTGTAATAACTACATTGGCACCCATTGGATATTGTACACCTGAGGCTGGACTGGCCACATTACTTGTAGTAAAAACACTATTTGTAAAAATACTTGTAACGGCACCTTGAACAATAGTTGTGGTGGCAACAGTATTGGCATTTAATGCTCCAGTAGTGATTAATCCAGCAACTTGTAGGTTTCCACCAATTTGTGCATTTTGTCCAACAATTAAATTATTACCAATGCTGGCACCACTACCAACAAATAAGTTACTGCCTATTTGGGCACTTGATCCAATGAATAAATTGTTACCAATAACTGCACTACTACCAACAGATAAATTACTGCCTATTTGAGCATTCTGTCCTACATATAAATTGTTACCAATGGTAGCATTAGTACCTACTGTAAGATTATTTCCAATAACAGCATTATCACCAACACCTAAATTATTACCAATACTTATAATATTACCAAAACGTGCATTGCCAGTATTACCATTGAGCCAAAAACCAGGGCTTGAAAAATTATTAAGTGTAGCACCTTGGCTTACTACTGTGTTTACAGTAATGGCATTGGCGGCCAATTGATCAGCGGTAATTGATCCTGCAACAATACTACTACCTTGAATAGTATTGGCCTGAACTAAATCACCTGTGAT